GTCCCTCCTATGGGAAGAGGCGTGCTCGGACTTCGAGCACACCTTCGAATCGGGATCCGTGGCCGGGCCCGCTGGCGAGCTGGCCGGTGGCGTGGCGTTGCAGTCGCAGCAGCGCCCACATCGCCTCGGTGGTGATCTGCGGATTCTCGGCGAGGGCCTGCTGAAACTCGGCGAGGATCGCTTTCGCCCGGACGTCGGCGGCCTCTTGAGTCTGCCCGTCGTCCTTCAGTACCTGGATGAACCAGTCGAGCTCAAAGGTCTCGTCGACCTTCTTCGTCCCGGCCTTAATCAGCGGGATCTCGAACGTCAGCCAGTTCGCATTCCCGAACCAGATCGATTCAGTTTCGATGTGGTCGTCGCCGACCGGGAAGTCGTCAGGCCCATAAAGCACCTGCACCCCGGCGAGTCCGGGCCGGGCCCTGAGCGCCGTGACGATCGCCTGCTTAAATGCCACGAGGCTCGTGCCGGTCGACACTCAGCCCACCAGCAGCCCGGAAGACTGCCATTCGTCGCCGAGGAGTTCCTGGACGGCATTGGGGACAGCGAATCGAGGCCAGTTCGCCTGCGGAATCTCGAATTCGCCGACGCTGCCGAGACTCGGCCGCTGGCTATTCCACAGATATTGGAGTGTCAATTTGGCGGCAAGTTTGAACCGTTCGCTGACCGAGCCGGTCTCATTGAAGCGGCCGGCTTCGTAGGTGATGACGACGTTGCCTTGACCGGTGGCGAATCGGTAGCCGTAACCGGCGAACCGGCGGCGGATCACCCCGGACAACAGGGCCGGGTCGAGATCGTAGGTGTCGGCGAGGTAGGCGGCGTCAGGTTTCGACAGGTTCGTTTCAGCGGTGAGAACGGTGCCGGTCGTGTCCGAGTATTCGGTGATGGTGGTGATGGTTTTCACCGGGTAGAGCCGGGTTCTGATCGACGTCGTGTCGCCGTTGTGGATCTCGCCGGTGACGGTCCGGATCACGATCGGCCCGGCACCGGCGTCGAGGAGCTGGGAGACGGCGGTGATCCAGGCGGGGAGCTCCGTGTCGTACGTCGTCGCTCCGGACAGGTTCAGCGCCGCTTTCGCTTCGGCGAGCGTGATGACGTCGAGGGTGGCCACTTACTTCGACTTGTTGGCCGGGGCCTCTGCCTGCTTGTCAGCGGGCTGATCAGTCGCCTTGGTGGCCGGATCGGTCGAGGAGACACCGGCGGTACGGCCGGTGATGCTGTACTTGTCAACCATGTCCTGGTCGATCTCGGACCCTTCCGACGCGACGAGGAAGGCGGCGTCCGGGTCGTCTTCGTCGACCAGTTTGCCGTCGGTGGTGCCCATCAGTCGTTTGGTTGCATAGAGGGCCATCGGTTCCTCCTAGACGGTGTCAATGCGGGTGAAGGTGGGGGTTCCAGCCGGTGCCGTGTACTCGTAGACGTTGTTATTGGCCATGTCCATGTACAGGTCACCGGCACTGATCTGCCCGGCGTAGGTGGTGCCGGCCACCGGTGCTCCGGAACCGCGGAAGATCCGGGCGCCGGTCTCGGGCATGACCACGCCGCCAGAGATGACGTTTCCGCCGGAGATGACAGCCATATGGCGACTCCTTTTCAGTGGGCGGTTGCCCCCGACCGGGTTGTCGAGGATGAACCCGGTCGGGGGGAACCTCTCAGTGGGATCAGATACCCGTGACGGAGCAGAACGCCGAGGGGCGGTAGACAATGAAGGCGGCACGCATCTCAGCGAGGACCGCCAGCTTGTTCTCGGTGAAGTAGGTGCTGTGCGAGTCGGACATGCGAACCTCGAGGCCCTTCTTCACGGCCAGTTCGGAGAAGTTCCCGAAGTCGCCGACGATGGCCGTTCCGTCGGTGGCGGCCTGGACGACGGCGGCCCGCAGGCCCCAGATGCGTTCCGGTCCGGCTTCTGAGGGGTTGCCCCAGATGTAGATGCCGTCAGCGGTGCGCAGCAGGCGGATGTCCTGCCAGTCGTTGGGGTGGATGACGACGAGGTCCGGTTCCGACTGGCCGGTGACACGCACCTTCACGATCGCTTTGTAGATGGCGTCGGGAACCGGGTCGGTTCCCTTGGCCTGGGTCTGGATGCCGGATACGTTGAGGACGCCCCGCAGGTTGGGTGCCGTACCGTTCCCGGAGATGATTTGCAGGTCGAGCCGCTGGCGGACCATGAACGGCAGCCGGTTGTTGAGGTACTGCTGGAAGCGGGGGATGTCCTCGGTTGATTCCTCGGTGACCGGGATCCACACGGCGATCTTGCGGACGTTCGAGGTCCGTTCGGTCAGAGCGAGGGTTGCTTCGGGCTTCGCCGCACCTTCAGCTGTTTCAGCCGCCGCGTTCGTGAACGTCGTTTCTTCCATGTAGGCGATGGCCGTCTGCGTGGTGGTGGTCTGCGGGATGAGCTCGGCGACCTGGATCGGCCGCTGCTCGTCGAGGACGAGGCGGGGGCCGCGGACGACGTCAGGGGCCCAGCCGGTCCCGGTGTCGAAGAGGGTCTTGACCTCGATATCGAGCTCGGCGGTCATCCCCTTGACCTTGAAGGCGTCCGAGTCGGTGAACAGTTCACCGAAACTCTTCCGCTGCTGCTTCCGGCCACCCGTCTCCTGGCCGGCGCCCTTCTCGCCCGCACCCGTCTCGCCGGTCTTCTCGTCATCGGTGGCACCGTGGCGGACAGCTCGTTCAATGACGTTGAGGCCGTCGAGAGCCTTGGCGATGTCGTCGATTTCGGCGTTGAGTTTGCGGATCTCTTCGACCTTGGCGGCGGTGTCTCCATCGAGGGACTTGACCTTCGAAAGGTCGAGTTCGGGGCCGGCCTCGTCGAAAATGTCGTGAAGCTGCTTGCGGACCTCGGCGAGACGGCCCTCACGCTCCTTGCGCTGTTCGGCTACGGACATACATCAGCTCCTTGTCGTGGGAGGGTGGCGAGACGCCGCTGGAAGCCCAGGTACTCCTGGAGCAGCTCGTCGTCAGCCACCTGCGTATCGGTATGGCGCAGAACCCCGCCGAAGCGCTTGAGCGCCTCCTCGACACGTTCGAGAAGCGCCCGGCTCTCAGCCGAGATGTCCTTGCCTTTGCTGTGCCGGTACGCCACGACGTCGTCGGCACGGTCGAGGAGGTCGGATACGGCGGCCAGGACCAGCCCCGCCTCCTCCACGAATCTTACGTCGCCTCGCGCTTTGGCGACGAGCGTTCTGGTGTTAACCCCCGCCCCAAGAAGAACGGGGGAGACCTCATGAACCTTCAGCCGGGTGAGAAATCTGACGTCGGTACCGTTGAATTCGCCGAAGGAGAACTCGACCGGGTCGTAACCGTAGGACCATTCCCCGAGTGGCCCGAGTTCCTTGACGACGGTGAAGGTGTCGCGGCCGGCGGTGGTGTCGAGGAAGAACTGGCCATCGAGGATCGCCTCGGTCTTCGTCTGGCGGATCGTGCCTTTCCCGACCGGGAGTGCGCCCTGCCACGAAGTGTGGCCGTAGGCGGAGATGCGCACCGCCGCCCCGTCCTCGAACGCCCCCGGCCGGGTCACGTCCCCGTCGGAGTCGATCACATCGAAGGTGGAGAACACCGCCTGGACCTGGCCCTTGTCAGCGTCCTTGATTTCGAAACCGGTCAGCCCTTTATTGCTCATCGTTCCTCCCCGAACGCAGTGAGTGCCACCGCCACCTCGATCAGTTCTTTCTCTTCGACAAGCCGGTACAGGGCGACCGGATCGACTTTGACGTTTCTGATGCTCATCTGGGTATTGACCGCCGATCCGATCCGCAGGGCGACACCGACGCTCCTGACGGCCAGGTTCGCCTTGGCCGGTGTTCGGCGGTGACGCAACTGCAGGAAAACCCCGACGATCCGGAGGTGGATCGACGGACGGACGACATGAACCACCCGGACCGTGTACCGCCGCCGTATGGGCGGGATGATCGGCCTGTCCTCGACGAGATACGGTTCCCAACGCCGGCCACCGGTACGAACAGGTGGGGTTTCTGGGGGCGTTTCGACCAGTACATCGTCGACATAGCCGGTCGCATATCCGGAGCCGTAGGCCACACCTATGCCACCCTCAGCCAAAACCCGTTCGAGCCTGCCGCCACGACCATTGACGGTGTCGTGCCACCGCGGGCGGCGGTGAGTTGGACGGTACCGGCAGCTGTGGTCTGGACAACGCCCCGGATCTCGGCGCCGGTGTTGGCCACCTGGGCCCCGGCGGCGGCCGCTCCGAAGGCGGCGAGGAGCGCTTTCTGCTCGACGCTGGTCGACGTGTCCTGCTCGATGGTGATGGCCACCGCCGTCGGACTCGCCGGGCCGGTGACACCCCACGCCGTGGTTGGTGCGGTGCCCGTCGACGTCGTGATCCGCATGGACATCACGAAGTAGTACGTCGCGTTGGCCGCTGCGGCAAAGCTCATACCGGTCACCGCCGTCTGGGCGGTGGCGGTCATGGTCTGGGCGTTGGCGACACGCATCACGCCGGCCGACGGGATGAAGGTCGACAGCAGGGCGTAACGGGCGTCGCCCTCGGTCTGAGTCAGGTAGGTGGGATGTGGATCCGCGAGGCCCTCATGTGCCGTGATGGCGGCGGAGACCTCGGTGTCACGGGCGATTCCGGCAGGAAGGTCTGCATCGACGTGGGAGTGCGAGGTGGCGGCGTACGAATGAGTGTGGCTGCTCGCTGCAGCTCCAATGGCGGCCGGTGTCACGACATCTGTACCGGCACTGGCGTGGTTGGCAGCGTGGGCGGCTGGAGCCGCCGCGCCGTGTGTATGCCCGGTGGTGGCGTATCCGGCGGCTACTTCAGCATCGGTGGCCAACGTGGAGGGCAAATCGGCCAGCACATGGCTATGGGTGGTAGCGGCGTAAGAGTGGCCGTGGGACGCGGCCGAATAGGCTGTGTCGTGGTTGTGGCCTGTCGTGGCGTGACCAGAGTGCGGAGCGGGGGCCGCGGCGTGAGAGGCCGCTGTGTAGGCACTGTCGTGGTTGTGGGTTGTCGATGCTTTCCCGGCGAGCTGGGTGGTGACCGTCGAAGCGAAGTTGGCGTCATCACCAATGGCGGCAGCTAATTCGTTCAGAGTGTCGAGAGCTGCGGGGGCGGTGTCGATGACCTGAGCCAAACGGGTATCAATATCAGCGGGGGTCGCCGCGCCGATGAGTTGCGGGGTGATCCCATGCGGGTTATTCGTCGCCGACGTGTGGACGGCCACCGCTTCGGCAATGTTCTCGACGTAGGCGGTGTCCGCTGGGAGATGTTCTCGAAGCAGTTCGTCGTGGGCGGCGCGGACCTCCGCCAGTGTCGTCGGCTCTGGAATGACGACGATGTCATCACCGTGATCGCACACCACAGCAGGAAGTGACGGGATCCGGTCGACATAGCGAGGCGAGCTGGCAATCGCCGTGTCGGCAAGCAGCGCCTCGAGTGCGATGGCTCGTTCTTCGGCGTTGGTCTGCCCGGGGGCCGGTACATAGAAATGCTTGATGCTCATATGAGCGGGAGCACTCCGGTGCGGATGCTGCCGTCAGGCATCTCGACCTCGATCACGATGAGTTCAGCCGCTTCGTTCAACGCAAGATTGATCGGCGGGGCTGTTGATGCTGGTTCCGGTTCGGGGGTGAGTGCCTCGAGGTCGGCTGCGGCCTGGTCGACCGCGGCCAGAGTGGTTGGTTCCGAGATAGCCACGATCTGCTCGCCGTTCTCAAGGACCACGGCCGGTAGATGTCCTTTGATCATGCGGTAACGGGGTGCGTCGGCGGTGTCAGCGACCGACAGGCCGGCGTTCAATGCGGCGGCCCGGGCGGCGGCGTTGGACTGGCCGATCTCCGGGACGTACATCCGGGTCACCGCCATCCAGCGCTCCGTAACTGCGACGAGACCGGCGAACTGTGCGGCGCCATCAATGGACAATCTCGTAGACGGCGCCGTTGCTGCCGGTCGCTCCGGTCTTGCCTGCTCCCTGCGGCGCGCCACCGGTACCGCCAGGGGTGTTCGTGGCTGCCGTGAACGTCGAGCCGGTTCCGCTCTTGGTGTGGTAGATGACTATGAGGCCACCGCCGCCGCCACCGCCGCCGCCGCCGGCCCCAGTGCCCGCACCGGACCCGGCCCCACCGACACCGCCGGCTACTCGGAGCAGACCGTTCACGACCAGGTTGTAGGCAATGACGTAGAGCACCGAGCCTGCGGCGCCGCCGCCGCCGCCCGTACTGCTGGCCGCTGCGTTGCCGGCCCGCCCGCCACTGCCGCCGGTCCAACGAGCTTGGTTGTTCGACGCGACGAATGCAGTCACCAGCGACCTGGGAACCGAAGACTGTGCGGTGGTGCTCGGCGCAGATCCAGATGCGGAACCGCCTCCAGTTCCCGGCCCGCCGGAGCTGGCACCTCCGACACCGCCTGTCCCGCCGAGAGCGGGGCTGATAGCTGACCCGGCGCCTCCTGTGCCGCCGGCCACGCCGCTCCCACCGGGAGAGTTCGCAGCGACAGATCCAGCAGTGGTGGCTAGGCCTCCCGTAGTGCCGACGGCAGCAAGCCCGTCGTTATGGACGACCGCTGAAGCCCCGATCGTCAGTGTGCCATTGCAGAAGATTTTGAAGTTGGAACAGTTGACGACCGCTGTGCCGGAAACCTGTGAACCGCCGGCCAGGAAAACGTCGCGGGTGAGCGTGTACACGCCGCTCGATGGCGCCAGGCCGAGGACAGTGGTTGTGCCGTCGAAGTTGACGACGCCGTCGGAACCGTCGCCGTACTCACCCGGGACCCCAGCCGAAGACGCCGCCCACTTCACCCCGAGCGTCTGCGCCGAATCGGCCGTCAGGACGTAGCCGTCGGTGCCGACCGCCAGGTTGTCGTAGGCATTGTCGGCGCTGGCAACGAGGATGTCGCCCTTGGCGTCGAAGTCGGCCTGCGCGACATAGGTGCCGGAGTGTGCGTGGTTTCCAGCGGCTGCTTGTGTCGAACCCGTACCCAGCGTTCGCAGGCTCGCTGTGGCCGCTGCTTGATCGGCAGCCATGGCGTCGGCGCCACCCGGTTCGTGGCGGGCGTGGTGCGCTGTAGCCGCCGGCTCGTACGTGCCGGTATGGGTGTGGCCGGTTGACGCCTTACTGGCCAGATCGGACACGAGGCTGGTCACGTCCGCCTCGGCGTGCGTGTGGACCGACGCCGCTTTTCCTGCCAATGATGTCGTCACTGTCGAAGCGAAGTTGGCGTCATCACCAAGCGCCGCAGCCAGCTCGTTGAGGGTGTCGAGCGTCCCTGGAGCGGCATCCACGAGATTCGACACCGCCGTGTTCACATAGGCCTGTGTGGCTAGCAGTGATGTGTCGGCGATGCCGTGAACAGCGGTGGTGTCGGCGGCATGAGCAGCAAGGTCGCTGTCGGTGGCATACCCCGTGTGCGGGTCGGTGGCAGCGAGGTGGCCGTCGAGATCATTGTTCAGCTGATGGAGAACGTTATGGTGGGAAGCATGTTGGGCCGGGGTGTAGTTCGGGGTGCTGTTGGTATCGGTGGGTAGAGCCGTCATGCGCCCATCCCCATATCAACCACCGCCACGACGTCCACCGACGCTGGCCCTGCTGGGATCCGCAGCGCGCCCTCGAAGGTCTCCGTATACAGCACAGAACCGTCAGGTAGGTACACGGTGGCGGCGTCGGCGTTGGCTGCACCGTTGAATTCGAACTGAACGGTTGCTTCAGCGACAGGACCGGTCCGTTTCCACGCCGTACGGGATACCCGAGCCCGCTTGTAGCCACCGACGGTCAGCTCCCGGCCTTGCCAGGCGAGACCGACGTCGTAGAACGCCGGTGGCTCCTTCACATCGAACAGACACGATGCCGATAATTCACCGAGATTCATCGGCCACCTCCTCCAGGCCGACGAGCATCCCGGTCTCGTCGCGACATAATGCGAGTCGTTTCGGACGGCCGTTTGGCATGTTCACCACGATCGGCTCCCGCGACTCGAGCAACTCCAGCCGTTCCTTCAGATGGGCGAGCTGCACATCCTTCGCCCCGTCGCCATTCATCGACATGTCGGCGCCGGCCGGTTGGAGTTGCACCGAATACAGACCGGAGTGCGATCCGGCCAGACGTCTCAGGTCACCGGACACCACCGCGTCGATCACCGTGTCGGCATCGAAACCTTCCCGGACGAGCGCGGCGATCGTCTGCGCCTCCGACTGGAGGATCGACGACGCGGCCGACGCGTCCTCCCGTAGGAACGGCACGTCACGGTCGTCGTACCACAGTTGCGCGCCGGAACCGGGTGAAGTGATGAGGGTGGCAAGAGATGCGGCGGCGATCCGCCACAACGGCCGGATCGTGCCGTCGGCGAACCGCCGCTTCGCCGCCTCGAAATTACCCTCGTTGAGACTTGACCCCTGGAGACCTTCGGACAGACCGACAATGATCGGATGCACCCCGGCGGCGGCGGCGATGCGAGTCTCGAGAGTCCCCTGCGACACCTTCAAGTCGAGCTGTTGAAGATTCGAACCGACAACCTTGGCGTCAGCACCACCGGCGAGATGCAACGTCTTGTAATGGTTGTCGACACCCTGATGTTTCTCTTTGAACAGTTCCACGAACCGCTCGAACGCCGCCGGCGCCACCGCCTTGTCGTAGGTAACGATTACCTGCGGCACCGCGCCGTTGCGGAAGAAGTTCAGTTTGTGTTTCGTCGTCGCCTTGTCGGATTCGATCTCCCGTAGCACCGGGGTGAGCCATGACATGCCACGGTACTGGGCGTCCGGATCTGGGATCGGCGAGTAATGGGCAACCTCGGCCGGGGTGAGGACTTCCATCCGGTCCGCGTGACCGCCGGGGCAGTAGGCGTAGCCGACCACCGTGGCATCGAGGGCGTACGGATCCTCATTCTCCGACGCGGCGACGATAGTCACCCATTCAGGCCGCAGCCGCCGCAGCCGCCGAGCGCCGCCCGCTCCGACAACGGTGGTGAACGAGTTGCCGGCGAGGGATGCGTCCTGTTCCATGCGGGCGAGGAGCTCGCCGGTGGTCGCCCCGGGCCACGGATTTTCCAGCAGAGCCAGATCGGCATTGCTGAACAGACGCGACGGCCGGCCGTTCTGAAGCTGACGCCACACGAACCGCGCCTCGGAGAACACCAGGAGCCGGGCCAGAATGCAGGCGAACACCACGCCGTTCGCCTTGTACGCATCGGAGATGTACGAACCGAAGTCGGAGGAGATCTGCTCCTTGTCGCCGACCAAGTCCCGCCACAACGCGTACGGGTTCGCCCAGAACGGTGGCTGTACGAACCCTTTCTCGGACCGTTCCCGACCGGCGAGTTTCGTCAGGAGTGTGCCCATCTCAGGTCACCTCCGCGAAGGCCAGCAGCGCGTACACGGCCAGTAATAGGCCAGAGACGATCAGTCCCACCGCCGGAGCGATCAGGAAACACCCCGCCGCGATCAGGGCGAACGCTACTGCGAACATGCCGCCGAGCCACAAGGTCCGTGTTTCCCGCCGTTCGGAAATAGCCGGGTCGGGCCGGGTCGGGCCGGGCGGCGGTCTCAGGTCCATGCCGCCATCGGCTCCAGATCGGGTTCTTCGTCGTCAGGCCTTGTCGCCCCCCACAGAGCGAGCGTCGCCGCCACCAGCGGACTGATATCCACCAGCGAATTGCGCCGTGACCACACCCACGAGTCGCCCATCATCCGCCGCGACGCCCCCCGGACCGCCGCGTTCAGCGACGCCGCATCCCGATGCCACACCGACCGGCGGATCATCCCGTCCAGCAGGCCCGAGCAGGCCTGGGCGACATCCCGGGCCGCCGGATTCAGCGTCTCCCCGAGCTCGGCGGCGACAACCGACGCCGGCCCGCCCAGGTCGACCACCACCGGCACCGTCGTGTCGCCCCGTACAGCGCAGACCTCGCCGGCCACCCAGCTCGTCCCCCGCCTGTGCGCCACCAGATCGAGGAGGATTCCCCCGTCGACCCGCGACGCCCGAACCAGCGACGAGAACGCCAGGTCCGGCGTCACATCAACCGCCAGCGCGACCAGTTCGCCGGGCGACGCCTTCGATGCCGCCGCCTCCCACAGGTTCAGCGGCATTCCCGCGCCGACGGTCGCCGGATCCTCCCACCATCCCAACCGCTCCCTGGCGAACTCCTCCGGAGGAAGCGCACGCCGCTCCGCCTCGATGTGCGACTCGGTGATCCGCCGGCCCATCGCCGGATTCGCCTTCCCCCACGCCTCCCGGTCATCGAGAGCACAACCGGGTGAACCCGGCCGGTGATCGCATCGGTCATTCGCACAGGGAACGACGGGCGCGCACCACTCGACGTACACCAGTGACGGGTCATTCCCGGCCCGGCCACGGTCGCGGACACCCCGGAGCACATCGGAACCGGCCAGACCCGCCGACGAGGCATAGATCACCTGCGGGTTCGGCCTGGCCGACAGCGTTGGCAGGAGCGACCCCATCTCTGACGGCGACAGCGCGAAGGCCTCGTCGAGAATCACCCGGTCACCGGTCAGGCCCCGCCCACCGGTCTTGTGGCGGGCCTTGAACAGCAGCCGC